TCCTGTAATTATATTTGTCCAAGCAGAACCATTCCAATATTGAATAGTTGTATTTGTTTTTCTAAAATGTACAAGCGAACCATCTTTTTTTGGAGCAAATATTTGTCCAAAAATACCACCAATAGCACCTTCTGTACCTTTAGCTTGTCTTCCTCTAACTAGCTCAAGTGTTCCATCAATACTAATCCAACTCAAAGCATCAGAAGCGGCATCTTGTTTAATGTCTTCACTAGGAATCTTATTTTGCACACCACTTGTATATCCTTGTGTCTTAAATTCGTTCATAGTTATACACCATAAGTATTAAATCCTGATAATTTTTTGTTCCAAGACTTCATTGAATTTAAAAAGTCTTCATATTTCTTTTGATTCAAAGAAGCATAAGAACGAGCTTTGTCTGATAGATTGATAATATCTGAATCTATGCACATAGCGTGATAAAGCATATCGTAAAATCTTACAGGGAATACAGGGTTAGAAGAAACTAAATCAAGTGCTGGGGGTACATAAATATAATCAAAAGAATAAGTGTCATTTACTGTTTGAGTAGAAACAAATTTACTATTTTTTGCATCGTAGTAAAAATATCCTTTTAGATTTCCATATTTTCTTCTTTCTGTGTATGGTACAACAACAAAGTTTTGTGAGCTTGTACCTATATAAATATTTTGGTCAGTCGTTAGTCTATCAAAGTTAGATGGTTGAGTAATGTCAGTACCAGAAATTGAACCTGTAGCTGTTGTTTTTAAAAATTCCCATTCTTCACTCATCAACACTTCATTGTATTTTTTTTGAACCAAATCTAACTCCTCTTGAGTAGATAGTTCTGTTTCATCTCCTATATATAATTCAAATGCTGTTATTATGTCTTGGGTACTATTCATATTTTTATATTATTATTTTTATAACTTCCTTATCACAACCCCACAAAGGGGCTGTGTAAAGAAACTAGAAAGCAGAAATCTTAACATCCAAGAACTTTTTAGATCCGTCACTAAAGGTTTTAATACCATATAGCACACGAGATATAACGTTTGTTGTTGGTTGTTTTGGTTCTGGTCTCATATCAACTTTAACATCTTTTTGCACAACTACATCAATTGCGCCTTCTTTACCGAAGTAACAGTGGATGAAGTTTCTACTCCAAGTGTTGTTTGTGTTTGTCAAAGTACCAGCTACACTCAAGCGTCCTGAACCTTTACCTACGATAGTCATAGTATCAGTAGTGTTATTGTTTGTTGCAGTGATTCTCAGAGCTTTTTCTAGCAAGTCTCGATTAGCTGTAGAAAGAGCAGTACCGAATGTTGTTGTTGTTCCAGGTGTGTTTATCAAAGCAGTCAAGTTTGCACGTGCCGCGTCAGCAGAACCAGAAATCAATACTGAACCAGGTGTAGTTGTAAGAGTTGTATTGAATGTGAACACAACGCCATTGATAGAAACACTATCGCCATCAGTTGGTGTTTGTGCAGAAGAAAGTACAGCTTCTCCTGTTAGGTTTTCAGAAACATAAACTTTCGCACCTGCTACTTGTTCATTAACGAAACCATTTTGGAACAAAGCATTTACGAAGTCTGCGTTTTTACCTAATAGGTATTGGAACATATCAGCGATACCATAAGAGTCTACAACAAAAGCAAGATTTGAACCTGCATTGATGATTTGGTTTGTTCTAGCTCTTAGTTTAGCTGGAAGTCTCATTACCATTTGAGGAACTGTTGTAGAAGTCAAAGTGATAGGTGTTCCTGTAGAAGTACCTGTTGTAAGGTCTCCATTATCAAAAGGAAAAGCAGCATTAACTGTTTCATAAAGAACATCAGCATCAACATAGATAGCAACTTTTTGTGCTAATTGAGCACCGATAAATTCTCCAGGATTCAAAGGACCAGCTTGTACCAATTCTTTTTCAGAAATTTGGAACATGATACCTTTGTTTTGGTTAATGTTAATAGTTTCTGATGTGTCAGAAACTGTTTGAGCAGTCATGTCACTATACTGTGTTATGTCTTCAACATAAGCAGAAGTAATATCAATAGATACTCTTTCAAGAGCTTTACCGTAGTAAAGGTCAGATAATAAACGTGTATTTGCAATTTTCATTGCTGTAAGCACCTTTTGGAATATTTCTTGGTAGGTGTTACTAAAGGCGGTTTTGAATGCGTCTAAATTTGCAGCCATTTTTTTTAACTATCTAATTATTTATTTTTAGATAGGGGATTAAACTTATAATCCCTCCCATAAACTACAAAACTTTCTTTAATCTTTCAGTAAGTGATTCAGCCCATTCTTTCCTTAATTCAGGGTCATTATCTAGTTGTAGATATTGTTCTTGAGTTAAAGGTTTAGAAACATCAGCTTTTTCAACTTGCTTGGAAGCGTGAGAAGATTCGATAGTCTTTTTTCCCACCACGAACTTACTATATTTTTGTTCAATAAGCTGTGGTAGTGTTAGCTTAGAATATTGACCAGATTTTACCCATTGTTTTAGGTCATCTTTGTCCACTAAACCAACGTATTCAGGCATTTCAGCAAGAGATTGTTCAACCATAGAATTAAATTTATTATTAAATTCTTGTTGCTCTTTCTCTCTTTTAATCTGCTCCATTTCAGCTAATTTTGGCATAAATTCTTTTTCAAGTTCAGCTTTAACTTCATTCTTAGTCATGTTATATGATGCTCTAAGAATACTAGTTAAAATGTCTTTATCTACGCCAGTTTCTTCGTGTAATGCGTCAAGATCTACTTGTACAGAAGAATTACTTAAACTAGGATTTTCTCTTAATTTAGCAATTTCTGCTTCAAGGGCTTCAGCTTTTGCTTCAGCATCTCTCTTAGCATTTTTTTCAACCATATATTTTTTAAGAGGGACAACATCGTCAGATTTCTCTGATAAAGTTTCCAATGCTTCTATGGTTTCCTCTGGTGCTTTTGGTGTTTCCACCTTAGGTGCTTCCTCTACCTTTTCGACTTCCTCGTTATTTGATTCAGTCTTAATTTCTGTGTTTAACTCCACAGATGAGCTTAGGATTTCATCCAACATTAGTTTAGGCATAACTGCCAGTCTATTTCACGGAGACTATCCGCAAAAGGCTTTCGCCCTGATAATAATATTATACTACTACCTATTTTTTAATGCAAGTGTAGTATTTACTGTGTATAACTCTAGCAGGGAGGGATCGCCTTTGTTATACACAATAAGCACCACACTTGGTGCTTATTGTTCTTGATTTTCTTCTTCAAACAATTTTTTAATCGATTCTATTTGCTCTGGTACGCCAGTTAATAATTTAAACATCGCTAGATTTTCTGAAAGTTTTGCACACAAAGAAATAAGCTCAATGTGTGTCTTTTCTTGATAAGAATTAACTATTTGCTGAATTGTATTCAAAGCAACTTCTTTTGCAGAGTTTCTAAGATATAAACCACCTGCACTTTCGCTATAAACTTTTAAATCTTCTAAATTGTTTAGTTCTTTTTCATTCATAGTTATTCAACAACTACTTCTTCTTTTGCTTCTTCTAATGGAGCTTCTTCTACTTTTTCTTCTGTAGATAAACCAAGCTCATTTTTAATTGTTTCTAATTGTTCTGTGTAGCTTTTTATTGTTTGTTCTGATGCTTCAACTAAAGACACAGAAAGAGGTCTTTGTACTTTTCTATTTGCATACATTAAAACTAAATTCCATTTATCTTCTGGTATATCTTTTAACATAGGGAATACTTCTTCTGCCATTGTGTTTTGTATATCTTCTGCTTCGATTTGAGCTTTAGTTTGTTTCAATGTTTTTTCTGTAAAAGCTAAATGTTCTACTACATCTCTTAATGTAAACTGTGTTGTTAGATTACCTTTTTCAATCAAAGTATCTAAATCATTTTCTTTTTTCTCTACTATTTTAAATGTTATCATTTTTTTATTGCACAACCTGTGGAGTTAATCCATTAGGTTCATTAGTTGTTAATTGTTCTTGTGTTTGCCCCATTGTTTCTGGTTGAACACTTGCTATTTCACTAGCACCGACATTGCTAGTTTCTTGAGGATTTAATCCCTCCTTTACCATTGTATTAAAGAATTGTGTACCCATGTTTCTTACTACAATAGGTTCAACTCTTTTCAAATAGTCATTAAATAATAAAAACTGCGATTCTGTCATATCTTCCTTATGGTCTCTCATATAATTCACTATATGAGATGCATAAGCTCCATTTGCTTTTTCATTTGGTTCGATTATCTTTTCGTTCAGTAAATCTTCAATATCTCTTTCAGCTTCTCCGATTAAATCAGCGTCACCATATTCAGATAAATCTAACATTTGTCTTATATCATCGTTATTAAATCCTATGATAGAAGCTCCTTTTTCAAATAATACTTTTTGGTTTATTCCAGGGTCTCCTTTATACCCAGCCATAAATGTTATTTTATTCTTTTTGTCTGCATTGTCTGCTTGTTCTTCTGCGTTTGTGCTTTCTACCAAAACATCATATTCAGCTTTTGGTTTTAAATCTCTTTTTGTAATAAATACAGTTTCTTCTAGTCCTTGCGGGCCGAGTATTTTAACAGCAGTTTTCATTGTTAGATGATCTTCTACTCCACGTTTCCAAAGAATAGCAAATCTTTTATACCCTTGAGAATATGATTTATTCCATACTCCATATCTATCAGCAGTGTTTGCTTGATTACCTTCATAAATACCCACTTTGTCTTCTTCTGCTACCCCTTTTGCTCCAGCAGTTATACCAGATTCTAATTGTTGGATAGATTCTAAAGTATTGTAAGTTTGTATTGGTGTATTGATAGAATTAACCTCTAGTATTTTAAAAGCATTGTTTATATTTACTCCAGGCTTCATTCTAATTACTCCATTTCTTCTGTAAACTAAATCAGCGACATTTTCTATTGATGAAACATCAACAGCTCTTTGTGGTTTATTGATAGCTTCTGCATTATCTAGCATTTGGTTTATTGATACTCCTTGAGCTAAGAATATTTCTCTAACATAGTCCACTTTAGAAGGTGTCCAAAATTCTGTTAGGTTTGGCATAAAGGCATAAGACCAAAATGGGTACATTGCATCTCCTAGTTTTGGATCAACAGCGAATAAATCTCTTAGTTTTTCACAGCGAATACACTCTCCATTTTCTGTCATTAAAAGATAATATCTATCTCCTTCGTATGTTGTGTACCATTCCCAGAATTTGTACATATCAGGATTATTTATAGTTCTATTTGCTGGACTTCCGATATATGCGTACTTGTTTTCTTTGTTTATATCTTCTTGAGATAGTTGATTTGCATCGTTTCCACTTCCACTTATCAATTTATCAACTTCAGATTTTATATAGATACCATCTTTTTTACCTTTTTCTAGGTCATACTTAGAACGTCTTATGTTATATCTACCCAAAAACATTGCATTATCAAGGTTAAATCCTCCAGCACTTGGGTCAATCAAAAAGTCATAAACAGATACGTTTTCCAAGTGGGACATATAACCTTTTATAGAATCAGCGTAATAAGTATATACAGCTCTACCGTACAAAATTGCATCTACTTTTCCGAGTAAATCTTTATAATTCCAGTCATCGTCATTTGCATTTTTGTCTTTTAAAGCATTTAATAACTTTGTCCTTTTATAATCAGCCATTGACGCTTTTTTAAATTTAAAAGTCAAAGGACTGTCTATTTTAGATAAAACTGTTTCCACAAAAGAAACTGTTTTTGCAGATGCTATATTTACATTTGCCCTAGATTCTGGTGTGCCACTGTTAGGTGTAGCAGTATAGTTATTACCACTTGGAGTTCCATAATATTGATTATCTTTTTTTCCATAAAACAAGTCTTCATTTTTCCACCATCTCCATATAATTCCTTGCTTGTATTGTCTTGCGAATTGTATCTCATAAATTGCTTGGCTTACTATTTTGTCTCTTATTTTTTTGTATGTTGTCATTTTTAGTGTTTCCCTCCACTAAAATTATTGTTATAAATATATTATACCTTATATTGATTTAAAAATGCAAATTAAATTCCAATATCATCGTAAAAATTTCTATTTTGTCCTAAAATTGCGTCCCATTCATCTAAATTGACAGGCTTCTCTGCTACTTCTTCTTGCATTGCTAGAGAATCAAGAGCATCATCGTGTATTCCTCTTGGAAATGTTCTCATTTCATCTAACAAATCAGTACAAGGGTTCAATAAAAAGATAGATTTACTTTCCCAACGAGGTATCAAAGCTCTAATTCTTGTTTCTTTGCTTTGTGTTGTGTGTGTCAGCTCTTTTATTGTTAGCCATTTGTCACGATTTCTCATTTCATCATCTAAAAAAGGTTTTATTCCCATTGTAAAGGTTGTTTTTTCAATACCAAACAAAGCAGGATTATACTTTTCTTGTAGCATAAAGAGATGATCTATAAGTCCTTTAGAATTTACCTTTATTCTGTAAGTATCTATGTACCACTTATTTTCAGAAGAAACCATATTTATTGTAATTCCAGTAAAATCAGCACTTGTCTTTTCAGAAACAGCAGTATCAACTGTGATATAAGTGACAGTTCTTAAATGCAATAATTTATCTATCTCGTAAAATTGTATATATTCTTTTTTAAATTCAGCCAAAGAATCATCAATAGGTTGGTTCATCATTTCATAAGAAAAAACTTGCGAGCCTAATTGTTTTTGTTTGTCTTCGATAGAAACCTTACCTGTTAGTTTTGCTTCTTCATTTGTCATTGCATATTTTGCTTCCCAAGCAGGTTTACCATCAATAATCACAGGAATATTTCTGACACGAATATTCTCATCTGATTTTGCTCTTTCAAATAAGTGTGCAATATTTCCATATTCTGTTATAAAGTTTCCTAGATAAAGCATAAAGCCATCAGTGGACATACCAGCCATTGCTTCTGTTATGTGGTCTTTTACTTGCTTTGTATATGCTTGTGAGTCTTTTGTTTTGTTGGTTTCTATATCATCTAAAATCAAACAGTCTGGTCTTTGGTTCAAGTGCAAACGTCCGCGCACAGATTCTTGTGTAGAGTGAGCTTCTACACGAACACCATTTTCACAGACGAAATTGTTTATTCTGTTCTGTTTAATATCTTGTATTCCCCTTTCTTTTGAAAACAAAACACCAAAGTCAGCGATTAGATTTTTATTGTTTACCATTTCAAAAGCGACATCAAAAAGTATTCTTTCAGCATTTTCTTTATCAAAAGCATCAACGTTTATGTATTTTCTTTTCTTTGTAGCAATAAGCCAGATAACAAATAATTTTGCAATACTTGTTTTACCACTTTCACGAAAAGCTATCCAAGCGACTTCTCTTATTTTATTATCAGCTAGATCATGACAGTCTTTAAAAAAGTCATAGTGATAATCAGCCAAAGCATATTTAAAATATTGTTTAAAGTAATACACACAAAAAAGTCCAAAAGATTGTTCGGCCAAGAACTTTCTTTCGACAGATGTGCCTTCTAACATTTTTTTAAGAGCTTCTTTTGTCATTTAAAATTTCATTTTTATTATACCAAACACCTTTATATTCAACTTCATTTTTACCTTCTGAAATAGAATAAATCTTATCAATACCTAAATATTTTGCTAAAATATTGCACCATCTTTTATAAGATTTATGTATTAAATACTCAACTTCATTAAATTCTTTTCTTTCATTAAATTCTGCAACTAATCCACCGACTTTTATTGTGTCACCTACTGATGGTAGATTTTTCATATCAAAAACAGCAATAACATACCTAGATTGAAAACGTATTAAAAATTTTATTATTTTAATAATCATATTATTTCAACAAATTTAATAATGCTTCTTTTTCTTCTTGAGACAAACCATCATCAATATTTATCTCTGCGTCAAGATTTATATTTTGTTCAGCTTTTCCATCAACTCTATCCATTATTCTATCAATCGCCGCTAAGTCTCCTTTCTTAGCTTTATCTACTAACTGTTTTACGATTAGTCTATCAGCTGGTTCAGCGTCTCCTTCTGCTACTTTCTTTATTGCTTCTTTGATTAAAGTAGAAAAATGTCTAACTCCTTTTGGTTTTCCTTTTGGATTACCAGATTGTCCCTTTTTAAAAAGGCGATCATGATTTTTTCTTCCATCTACTTTTTGTGCTGGGACTTCTTCTTTTTTAGGTTCTTCAGGTACAGGTTCCGAAATAACCACCTCAACTACTTCTTCTGTTTTATTGTTTTCTTCTTCCATAATATTTTAAAGTAATGTTTTTAACGCTTGACTAATCATGAGACATAAATATTCTTTTTCATTTAAAGGTCCGTTATTTTCTGAATTTGAAAAAAGAAATTTTGCTGATTTTTCCATATCTACATCTTTAAAATATGTACGTATTTTAACTTCTTTTTCATTATTGTCTCTTTCTTTAATTGTTATTATGTATTGTTTAGTCATAATTTTACTCAATAGTTATTGATAATTTATTTGTCTTTTTATTTTCTTCAATTTGCTTTTTATAAATAGCCATTACTTCAGGCAATAAACGCAAAGCAACTTCTAATTGCTTTTTATCTCCTATTTTATATTGTATTGTTATTGTTTTTTTGTGCATTTTTTTTAATTTGAATTAGTTCTATAAAAGGTGGATATTCTAAATAATAAAGTAAATTCTTTAAAACATTAAATTCTCCACTTAACATTTTCATCTTTTCTTTATCTTCTTCTTTGTTATCGTATTGCATGCAACCTATTGTATAAGCAAGCCCCATGTAATTCATCAACATTTTTTTACCAATTTCTAAGTGATTACTAGGTTTCTGTACTATATTATTTTTAATAACAATATTATACTTTGTGCATATTTCTATAACCTTTTTTTCTGCTGTTTCTTTATCTACCATAAAACCGATTTCTGGTGCCTGCACATTATGCTAGTATCACATTTCAAAGTGAATCCTTTGCCTAATGCTTTTGCACAAAAATAATAATCTTCACTCATCATATCTTTTTTACCAGCGAAAGAAACACCTTCAGGATGGCAATCTTTGTAAATAAATCTGAAAGCTGGTGTTGATAATTCTTCTAAGACTTTTCTTTTGATTAAAAGACAAGAGCCACCCGCCGCTTTCATGTCATGAATACCTGTATTTGGTTGTAATAGTTCATTATCCATACCCAAAACATTTGAACGTTTATAAAAGCCAGACGAATCGTTTATTCTGTTTTGATCTAGCTCTATGATAGGTGTAATGCCACTAGCAATATCAGCATCTAAAGCAAGTAATTTTTCTATTGCATCTTCAGGTGGAATAGTATCAGAATCGATAAAGAATAAGTGAGTACAGTCTGACTTTAAAAATGTTTCTACAATTTCATTTCTAGCATTATCTACTGGTTGAACTGACATTGTAGGGTAAACAGATATACCCATTGTGTTTTCGTTTAGAGCTTTTACGAGCCATTGCACGATAACTAAAAACAAAAACGTATGTATGTTGCCCATAGTGGGTAAACCTATCAAAACTTTTACTGGTTCTTTTTTACTCATTTGTTAATTGATTAAATAATAATTTATCTTTTGCGACTGTTTCTTCATTAAAAATTGTTTTATAAGTTTCATCTATTTCAGCTTTTCCATTTGTAAAATGATTGTGTTGTATTTTAGCTTCTGGTACATATAAAAACTTATTATCTCTCTTTGCTTGTATTGTAAACCAATTATCACTATACCAGTGTACAAATCTTTTATCTAAATATTTTCTTATGGTTCTAGTGTGTGCAAAAGGATGTTGTGAGAGACGATCTTCGTGCATTTCATTGAAAGGTTCACATACTCCATCTTGTTCAGGGAAAGTTTCTATAAAACGATTATAGAGTGTCTCAACAGCTCCTTTTTCAACGATAGTATCAGAGCCTAGCAACCATACAATACCATCAATATTTTCTAGCATATTATAAACAGCTGGTACCCAACCGCCATCATTATTTTCATAAACACAAACAACACAAGGAATGCTTGTATTTTCTTGTATAGATTTTACAAGTCCCTCTGTTCTACTTCTTCTCTCTGGTGTTGTTGGTATGCAAATGTATATCATTTTTTATTTTTGTTAATTGATAACCACAAATTCGCAACAGCAATTTCTGGCGTTTTACCAGCTCCTACTAATGCTGAAGTAAATTTTTCTGGTTCTGAAGCCCTAGCAAATGCTATCCACAACCAACCTGGACCAACTTTTCTTAGTATAAACTCTTTTATCAAAGGGAAAGTAGAACACTCGTCTAGGAGTTCAGGAAGAGTGGGGACACGACAGGTTAGTGGTTGTTCTTCAAGCCTGTTATGTTCAGTAACCATCTCAAAAGTATCTGACTGTTTGTAGGGAAATCCTGCATTTTTTAATTTTAAGGCTAGTTCGTAATTCATAATTATTTTTGTAGTAGCGTCATTCCATGACGTGTTTCTTTTAAAGTGTGAAAGTCAATACTATTATAACCTTTTCCTTTTAGCCAGTCAACAAATTTAATTTCATCTGGTCTATGTGCATAACCATTACCAACCCAATGTCCCCCTGTATCAAGTATCATCTTATCCCAAAGTCCTGTATCATGCACAGCTATTATTGCTTTGTCGGCAAGATCTAAATTTTCAAATGTTTTTTTATTTATTTCAAAATCATGTGAAGCATCAAAGAATATAAAATCTATATTCTGCTCATTTACTTCTGTTTGGCTTTTGTTTTTAAATGTAAATCTTTTATCTGTTATCGAAGAATCTTGTATTGTATTATCATAGCTAGTCAAGCAAGCATCATCTCTCATAGCTTCAAGTATTTTTTGAGTAGAAAAACCATTCAAATATCCAAGCTCAACTAATTGAACAGGGCAAGTCATTTTAATTACAGCTTGCAATAAAAGCACATCTTCGTTTTGTACTGGTCCTAGCTCCATCTTGCTTTAAATTTAATTAAATAATTATTTTCTAATCTCATATTTGTTCTACCATATTTTTCTTCAAATGTTTCAGAAATTACAGGCAGTTGATTATGAAAAACAGTATGCACCATATCTTTAAACCAATTTAATTCATATTTTACAGCATCTTCTTTGTTTTTTACTTCTGGCAATTCTGGTATTTCTTTTGAAACATACTTGCCAAAATAATGATAACAGCTTTCTGTTAAAAAAACATTTCCATTTATTGCAAATAACTCATCAAATAATTTATTATCTTTTATATAAACTGTGTCGTGTAAATATATAAACTCATCAAACTTTTCTTTTCCTGCTTGTATTGCTCCAATTTCAAAACTTTCTTCTGGTCTTCCTAGTCCTTCCCAACAAATATAAATAGGGTAATCTGTTTTTATAGACTTCATTAAATCTTCATAAAAAGGTCGTGAGTATTCACTTGCTGATATTACTATGCCTTTAGAAATTGTTGCCATAGTTTTATATTTTTTTGATAAAGTTTAAAGTATTCATCTTCTCCATATTTTTCATTCATTCCTACTCCTTTTGCTTCCTTTACTAAATTTACAAAAGGGTTGCTTGCTCGGTTGTGATTTACTTTTGCATAGCCATTAACCATACATAAATTATTTTTATCTATATATTTTTTAACTTCCCAGCCACTCCAAATATCTGCAAATCTGTTTATGTCTCCGAACATAGGGGCTTGATAATAATAAGGCATAGCACATCTTTTCCACGCTACATTCATTATACAAACAGGCATAAGTACTCCTTTTGGAATAGGCATTTTTCTATGTCTAGGGGTTTGCTCGCCTAAAACTAATTGAGTAGAGGCATCAAAATCATAAACATTATTCCACAAACCATGCGAGAATACTACTTCTGCTTCTTGCCTTGCCCAGTAAGGAAAACCTCTCATATAAATATCATCAACAGAGTTTATATAGCTTATCGGTTGTCTTGTATTTAAAATATATAAATGATCTTGAATTGTATCGCCATCAGGTAAAACATCGTCATCAAGTGAAATAAATATATCAGCACCATCTTTGTATGCTTTTGCAAATCCTAAGTTTCTAACTCCGTCATTAAAATTGTAAATTAAATTAGAATATTCTCCCATTACTTCTTTAATAGTTTCTCCATTTACTGTTGGATTTTTTCCATCTCTTACTACATACAAAGCTATATTATGTTTATCAAATAAAGGTTTCCAAGCATTCAAAAACTCTTTTAGTTTTTCTTCGCGAATAGTAGGAACTATTACAGCAATTTTCTGATTTTTCTCTGTTTTTTCAGGTTGATTTTTTACCATTTAGT